TAACATAATAACTTCAAGTTCATTATCAAAAGCAACTACAGGATTAAAAACTTATTCTGTATCAGGGACTTTTAGTGCAGGAACGCAATATTGGTTTGGTGTAATAAACGATACATCAACGGGAACAATAACAGCTACACCAAATACAACAATACAAACAGCATTTCCATTTTTAATTGCATCACCAACAACAACGACACAATCATTTACATATAATTCATCTTTCGCATCACCAGCATCATCAATAACCGCATCTAGTATAACACAAGGAACTAGTGCATCATCACTACAATTTCTTATTTATATCAACCAATAACAATATGAAAACAAAAATAGTTAGACACGAAATCTATGATGATAATGGACTTATTGAAGTCCGTGAATATGAAGTTGAAGATACAACCGAACAAGACATCAAAGACAAAGAACAATTACTTTTACAGATGTATCAAGAACTTCAAGCATTAAAAGAACAAACCCAATAATCTAATGGAAGAAGAACTACTAAATCTTATTGGTAAGTTTTTGGTTGAAGCAATTAGAAAGCAAATAATGAGCCCCGAAGCTCGTTTTACAAAAAGGGGTAATTCACCAAAACGACCACCAAGATATAATTTCTATGCTAGTGGTTCATTATACAATTCTGTATCTTATATTATTAGAGATGGGGAGATTGATATTCTAATGAACGACTATGGGGTTGATTTTGTGTTTGGAGAAGGTAGTTGGCCTGGTGGTGGAAGATACTATCCCGACACAAGAAGAAAGGGAACAAAGGGGAAGACATCACCTTTAATCGCAGCATTAGAAAAGTGGGCTAAAGACAAATTACATCTTCCCCAAGCTCAAGCAAAAAGCATGGCATTTGCCACAAGAAAGAACTTATTTAAGGCTGGATACAAGGGTTATAGATTATTTAATGATAAGTTCCAAGAAAAAATAAATAACTACATTAGTCAGTTATTAGAACAGCCACAATACCAAGAAGCAGTATTAGGTGATATATTTGACCGAATAAATATTTTTGGAAATCAACAATACCAAATAGCAATATCATAATGATTACATTTTTATCACAACCAGATATTATACAACCAGTTTATTCTAACTTGGTTTTTCAGTTCCAATCAACAGCGGCAACTGACCCCACAATTTACAAGTATAGATATGTGGTAAATGTCTTTACACAAGACGGACAAATCACACAACTTAATATCACCCCTTCAACACAAGGTTGGGGACAGGTTGATTTATCCCAAATCTTATTAAACTATACATCATCAAAACCTGTGAATATCGGTTGTTCTGGTGATACACCAATCCATCAAGCCAAATGGGGATATTTGGAAAACAATATGATTGTCTATGATATTATAGTTGGGGAAGAATATGCGACAACCGCTAATGGTGTTGTATCCCAATATAATGGTTATGGAGCTGCTGGTTCCCCTGCCGTTCGTTCTAAAGTATGTTATGCAACGAATGGTGTGAAGGAATGGTTCAACGGGAAATCCTATGATTTTGAGCCATATTATCTAACAGGACAGACAGGGACATTCCCCCAATATACTTCAAGATTTTTAACAGGTAGTCCAAGAACAAGATATATTCGTGATACGGATAATGCCTTACTGGCATCATTAAATTGGTATAACGCTACTGGTTATATCGCTAATGGTGTGTGGGGGACAACATCTTATACTGATGGATACTTACCATCAAAAAGGGTTCATTCGGCTTTATTCACTTTCTATGACGAACAAGATAATGAAATAGGAACAGGAAGAACTTACAATATTAAGACAAATTGTGGAACACAAGAAAATTGTGCCACATTAGATTTTCAAGAACCACTAACATCAAATTGGGCTGAAAAACAAATTATCTATGTCGGCACAGGTGTTCCAAACATAGAGGAAAATGGTATATCAGTTCCAGCAACTACGAAATACTATAAGGTGGAATTAGAAAGCCACGACCCAAGTAATCAACCTTTACCACCAGACCCTAATTTAACAGCATTTACAGATTGTAGTTGTTTTAGATATAACTATGAAAATACTGGTTTAGCACCAGTAGTTCTTGAATACTATGATTGTGATGGGGTATATCAAACATTTAATATTGACCCAAGTTCTGTCGCTGATTGGTGTGCTTGCCAAAACAGCAATCTAATAAATGGTAATGCATTTGACCCTAACTTGCTTCAAGTGGAAGCTTGTGATAGTTGTGTTTGCACCACTTATGATTTGATAAATAGCGACCCCGATTTTTCATACACTTATTCTTATCAAAATTGTAGTGGAAATACCATTACTGGTTCGGTTTTACCTGACGATACTTTAAGGGTTTGTGCTTGTTATGGTTCAGTTGTGGCTCCTGATTTAACGATAGATGAAGTAGGGACTTGTCCTTTACCATTTGTTCCAAACTGCCAAGAAATTGCAGTATCCACATTTGTTCTATATCCATTAGACATCACTTATACTGGTTGTTGTGGAAATGAACTAACAATCACAATCCCACCATTCACATCGGTAGTATTGTGTGCTAATTATCCTTTCCCTACTTCTGTATTATGGGAATGGTCTGTTCTTACAACTTGCACCCAACCAGTTTGTCCTACACCGACACCCACACCTACACCTGTTCCATTACCATCAGGTCAATCGTTCATCGGTAGAAATGTTTGCACGGGTGATATAATGTATTTCAGTTATTCAGGTAATCCAATATCTATCGGTCAATATGTAAATTACATCAACGAAGTTTATGAAATCACAGCATTAGGTGGGGGTGGATTTATTCAGTTGGTTTCGCCTTGGATATTTGATACTGAAGCAAGTGCTTTAGCTATGTTCCCTTGTTATTCAGCAACCACAGGAACTTGTTTAAGTAATGTTGTTGTGAGCGAACCATTCTATTATTATTTTAATGAAGATTGTTCGCCAGGTAATCGTGTTGTTTTCTGGCTTGGAAAGTTTGGCACTTGGGAAAGCTACAATTTTACAGAAAGGGAAGATGTGGGTTATTCAGTTGAAAAACAAATAATACAAAAATCACCTGAACTATATTCAGCTGGTTGGGATACACCATCTTATCAAGGGTGGAATAGTAAGCGTGATGTATGGTCGCAAAAGGTCGCACAATCAGGTATTCTTTATACGGACTTCTTACCACAAGCAGAAAGCATTTGGTTGTCCCAAGAAATCACACAATCCCCATCTGTTTATTTGGTTCAAGATAATGGTGTGTTATTACCAATCACAATTACCAATACAGAAGTGGCACAACCGAACTATCAAATCAACAATAACAAATACCAATTCCAAATAGAATATAAAGCGGCTTACGATACAATAAGACAAAATCACGAATAATATGGTAGAATTATGGTTAAAATCCAACACGACTGATGTATGGGAAAATATAGATGTGGGTGCTGATTTAACAATCGGCATCACAAAGTCATATGAAGAAATTGAAGATTTCCAAACAAAGAAATCAACATATTCTAAAACCTTTACAATCCCCCGAACAGCAAAGAATAATCAGTTTTTTGCATCATCATTTCAGGTGAATAGTGCAGGATTTGAGAATGATATTGTTGTTCCCGCAGTTGTTAAATATGGTGGGGCTGATGTCTTTAATGGTTCGTGTAGATTAAACAAAGTAATCACTTCATTAAACGGGGGATATTTTGAGGTATTCTTAACACAGATTTTACCTGACTTCGCTAATAGTATTCAAGATGTTAAACTAATTGAATTAGATTATTCAGGTTTAACACATACATTAAACTACGATACATTAGTATCCACTTGGGCTTATTCTGGTGGGTCATACAACGACTATCCAGACATCGTTGGTAAGATAGTATATCCGTTAGGATTTTATGGTTATAGCGACACAGATTATTATAGTCCTTTCAACACATCATCAACAGGTTTTACATCATCACAATACCCATTAGCCGTAGGTCAATTCGCGCCTTGGGTTTCAGCAAAATATCTTATAGATAAAATATTTGATAGAGCTGGTTATTCATATACCAGTTCGTTCTTTAATAGTGAATATTTCGCAGGGATATTTTGTCTAGCTAAAACCAATAATACACAAGGGGCAACCAAAGTAAGTGCGGCAACACAGAACGAAAATATATTTGAGGTTTCACAGGGAAGACCCACCTATATTGATACTGATGACGACAACTATAATATAAACTATAACAAGTCATTTATATTTCAACAAGTAATCAACAACCCGTTAAATGTATTCACAAGAGCAACCAGTTTCTTAAATAGACAAAACTATTTCACTACTGCTGTTGCAGGAAAATATCAATTCAAGATTGGATTTACCTTACAATTAAGGGACAATTATTTACCAGTAACTTATCTAAATATAGCCATAAAAGATATTGATAATGGAACAATATACAGAGAAATACAAGGTATAGCAATTCTTCAAGGACAACCTACAGAGTTCAAGGACATTTATATGAACGCCACAATACCTGCTGGTAGAAGGGTGGCTTTATGTTATTCAAGACAATTAGGTGGTGGAGACCCACACGCTCAAATCTTAATAAGTGCTGCAAATTGGAAATTATATGCTTCCCCAATTTTATCGGCAGATAGAAAAGTTTTATTACAAGACAATCTACCTAATGAAATGTATTGCCTTGAGTTTTTTAAGGGGATTGTAGATACTTTTAATCTTGTGGTAATACCTAAAGGTCAGGACGAACTTTTGGTTGAAAGATGGGAAGATTATTTTGCTGGTGGTGATGATTTGGATTGGAGCCAGAAACTTGATTTATCCACAGATTATCTAATTGAACCTACGAACAATTTAACCAAAGAATACATCTTGAAATACAAAGATAGTAGTGATAGATATTCCCTAATAAATCAACAAAGAAGAAATCAACAATTTGGAACTTTAAGGAACATATCATCAGCACAATTCCAAACAGGGAAAAAAATTATTGAAGTTCCATTTGAGCCCCTACCGATAAGTGTATTTGATGGGGAAACCCCGAGCACCATTTTAGTTCCACATATCTATACTTGGAACCAGGGCGCAAGTAGTAATACCGCACAATATACACCATTAGGTTCTAACATTAGATTAGGTTTCTATAATGGATTATTAGATAGTAAAATTACAGGAACAACAACCCCCTATTATATTCTATCAGGAACATCAGGAATAAGTCATACAACATATGCGGCAATATCCCATTTAAGTTCTTATGAATATTCCCCATCAATATTTAGCGACCTGAACTTCCAAAATCAGTATGATTACTGGCAACCGATGAACGACAGCTATATTGGATTTACGAATAATGATATTTTTAATAACTTTTGGAGGACAAGGGTGGAGCAATTATATGCAAGTGATGTAAAATTATTCACGGGGACATTTAAGCTCACCCCAACTGAAATAAACAACATATCTTTCAACGATAATGTATATTTCTTAAATGCATGGTGGAGGTTATTATCTATGACTGATGCTGATATTACAGACATCAGTAAGGTTGAATGTAAGTTTATCAAATTACCATATATCACAGCAGCATCAATACCACTTATACCCCCAACTTACAAACAGGCTCCATTCGTTCCAACCCCTACACCGAGTTCGGCACCATACCAGTATGTTGTATTTTCAAGTCAAAATATTGGGGAAATGTGTAATGAAACAGCAGGACAGATTGTGGTGTGGTCTAATTGTAGTCCAACATTATCTGCTGGTTGTTCTGTATTCCAAGATAGTGCGGCAACAACCCCGTATAGTGAAGGCACTTTAATTAAACAGACGGGTAATAATACTATTTATCAAGTAATAGAATATGGTATAATAACCATATTTACAGAATGTTAAAAAAACAATTATGGCTAAAGAAATTGCGTTAAAGCTCAAAATAACCAGCGACGGACAGGAAAAGGTAATCAGTAATCTAAAAGGTCTTGAAGAAGAATTAGCTTTATTACAGGAAAAAATAAAGACCCTTGATTTTGGTAGTGCTTCGTTCATAGAAGCAACACAAAACATATCAAAGTTAAGAACCAAGATAGATGAAGTAGATAAGGCGACTGAAGGTATTGGTGCAGAAAAGAAGTTTCGTGCATTAGGTGATGCAATCAATATCATTACTGGTTCATTTCAGGTTGCTTCAGGTGCTTTAAGTTTATTCATCACAGACGAACAAAGTTTAGAAGAAGTCCAAAAGGCTGAAAAAGCTGCGTTAGATGTATTAAATGTTGCGTTGGGGGTAAATGCCATCAACCAAGCTTTAGTTGAAAGTGCGACTTTAAGAAGCACCATCGCGACCAAATTAAATGAAGCCGCAACTAAAGCAGCTAGTATCGCAACTGCTGCTTGGAACTTCGTATTATCGTTGAACCCTGTTGTAGCAATTGCTGCGGGTGTCGCGGCTTTAACTGCGGGGATTTATCTATTGATTAGAGCAACCGAAACAGATACATCAGCCCAAGCAAAGAACAACGCAGAATTGGAAGCTCAAGCCAATCTTGAAAAAGATTTAATAACTGAAAAACGAAAAGCCGCGGTTCAACTTAAACAACAACTTACAATTCTTACGGATAATGTAAGAACAAGGGCTTTAGAAAACAAAACATTAGAAGACCTTAAAAAGACCTATCCTGGTCTAAACGCATTTATTGATAAGAATAACAAACTTACGGCTGAAGGTATTACATTTATCAAATTACAAATTGCAGCAGAAGAAAGTAGAGCTGCAATCAATAAGTTGAATGAAAAAAGATTGGAAGCTGAAATTGAAAAAGAAACAGCAATCCAAGATTTAAGGGCAAATGGGCCTAGCTTATTAAACAAAGCAATCGCAGCAACTAATGGTTTCTTAACTGCAGAACAAATCCAACTCGCTCAAATTAGTGATAAATATAAAAAAAATACAGCAGGTTTAGATGTCTTACAAGGAAAATATACCAAACAATTAGACGATACAACTGCGGCTTTAGAACCCCTAATTAAAAAAACAGACGCTCAAGCAAAGGCTGATGAAAATGCGGGTAAAAGCTTACAAAAAAATACACAAGAAGTTGATAAGTATTTGGAAGCATTAAACAACAGAATTAAACTTACTGAAAATATCGCTAGAGCGATTGAAAAGGCAACTGGTGCTGACTTAAAATACACCACAGAAATCTTACAAAAACAAACTGAAGTAATCAATCAACAAGAAGCATTCTTAAAGGATAGAACAGAAAGATTTAAGACCGCTGGTGAAAAGTTTGCTGACGAATTAAGAGATTATCTATTCAAGGTAATCCCCGATGAAAAACAAGCGAAGACCTTATTTGATAATTACGAAAAATTATTTGAGTTTATCAAAGACGAAGTTAAAAGTGATGACCTTGATATTACCAAAAGTATTGGTTGGGACGAGTTTGTAGTTAAAGCAGAAACTGCTTATGCGGGTATTGGGGAAACATTACAAAATGTAAATGAAGAAAGTAGAAAGTCATTCATAGAATACTTCAACACTTTAGGTGATAGGGCTGATAAAATTAGTGATATTTTCAAGAAAGCGGGTAGTGATGCGGCATCATTATTATCAACATTTGCGGGTAGGGGAAAAGAAAACATCAAAGACATTATTGATATTGAGGAACAAATTGCGGCACTTAAAAAAGAAGCAATTGATAAGGGATATACCGAAAATAAAATAGAAGCATTATCACTTGCGATTATCCAAGATAAGTTTGGTATAAGTCAAAAAATATTAGAAAATCAAGTAGAGCAAAACCAAATATTAGAACGAAGAAAAGCGTTCAAAGCTGAAAGTGAAGAATACAAAAAACTAACAGCTCAATTTGACGCACTTGTTAAAGTTAAAGAAGGTTATGATAATATAGCAAAAAGTATTTTAGATGGTGTAATCAAAACTAACGACTTCGTTAAAGGGTTAGAACAGGTGTCTGCTGCGAGTGATAAAAACCTTGCTACAATTGAAAAGAATAGTGAAGCAATAAACGCAGCTTTAGACCCATCACAACTAGCAGGACTTCAAGATTATTTTGAGGAAAATGCGGCACAATACGAAGTCATATTTAATGAACTAATAAATAAAAGTGATGATTTCTTGAAGAAGTTAGGTGAAGGTGGAATTGATGCAATCTTCAAGGGGGTGGCTGCTGGTGTTAAAGAAATAGATAATAAAACCCGTCCTGAACTTGAAAAATTAAAGAATGACCTTAAACAATTTGGGGACGCATTTGCTATTGTATTCAAGTTGAAAGGTGGTAATCCATTTGGAAAACTTCTTGATGATATTGATAAAAAACTAAAGAAATTACCAACAGCAGCAGAAGAAGCTTTTGCAACAACAATAAATAAAGTAAAAGACCTTGTTGATAAGTTCGCAACAGCACTTAATGATATTTCAAGTAGATTAGGAAGTGTATTACAAAGTCAGTCAAGTTTATATTTAGAAGAACTTGAATATAGGAAAGACCAAACATTAGCAACCATCGGTGAAGCTAATACTGGTAATTTAGAACAAGACAAAAAGATTGAAGCTGAAAGATTGGCAGTCCAAAAAGAATACGAGAAAAAAAGATTTGATATTGAAAAACAAGCAAGAATACAGGAGTTAGAACTAACACTTGCAAACACATTAGTTAGTGCAGCTCAAGCGGTTGTAAATGCATTAGCACTACCAGCACCCCCACCATTTCCACAAATATATGCGGCAATCTTGGCGGGTTTAACTGCGGCTCAAGTTTCCATTATCAACGACCAAATCCAATTCACCAAAAATAAAACATACATCGGTAGAACAGGGGGATTGGTAGAAGGTTCATCACACGATACTTATGGTGGTGGTGTTCCAACTATGTTAGAAGGTGGGGAGTTCATCTTAAATAAAGAAGCGGTAAGAGCTTATGGAGACCAAATCCAATCAATCAATACTGCGACTGGTGGAAAACCGATGGCGATAGATGATAGTAGATTGATACAAGCAATTGCATCACAGAACTTATCTACAAAACAACCATTAAAGGCTTATGTTTTGTATAACGACATTCAAGACACAACCAAATTAAATAATAAAATTGAAAAACTAGCACGACTATAATATGAAAGTATTTGAGCTTAAAATAGACGAAGAAGATGATTTATCAGGGGTTTCCCTGTTAAGTTTGGTTAAAGAACCAGCAACCCAAATTACTTGGGAAGTATTCAACCAGGAAACTGAACCAATTAGCTGCGACCATAAAGCTGACTTACCACAGGAAGCACTTGACCTATTGGATAATTACGGGACATTAGTTAGTCCTGAAGCATTCTTTAGTGCAACGATAAAACCTATTGATGAATTGGTTATTGAAAACTTCGCCGTTCCAAATATTAGTCCTAATCCCCGTGCTGAAAGTTTCGGTGATGATACAAGTGATACAGCTTCGGTTATATCAAGATATATCTATGTAGTTGATACAGGTGTAGGAGCACCCTTAAAACCCTTATCAAGACAACTATGTAGAAAGATGTTATTATCACAAAAGGTTTGGTCTAAAAGTGATATACAAAACTATTCTATGCAATTGACCGCTCAAGGTGATACTTTTAATTTAGTTCCCCGAGCTCATACGGCACCTGAAGTAGATTTTCTACAATACAAAGGTGGAAATCGTTGTTGCCATAGATGGCAGCAAATTGACTTCCCTATTGGGTTGAACGAAACTTACGAACAAGCATTAGCAAGAATACCACTTAAAGCACAATCAGCTTTAGGGACAGGTCAAAATATTGATGGTGTTGGTCGTCCGTTTATTAGTGAAGCAAGATATATGGGAAGATTACCGAAGGGTAGTCGTCCTAAACAACAAATGTCTAGTATGGACGAGCATTTACCAATTGCTTTCCATATGGGATTGTATATGTATTCAACAAGGTTCGCAGCATTATCTGCTGAACCAACAGCAAAGATTATCACCAAAGTTAAAATGGGTGATATGATTGGATATTGTCCTGTTGAAATTACCCCCGAATATTTTGAGAAATCAGCTGAAGTGGTAGAACACTTCAAGGTTCGTGAAACGTTTGCTGTTCCAACAAAAGAAATCCAAGACATCGCACAAAAAGTTGTGGATTGGACTGAAGAGAATGGTTGGGGTGATTGTGGAACACCTGTGGGTAAAACCAGAGCATCGCAATTAGCAAAGGGTGAAAATCTATCTGTTGAAACTATTACCCGCATGTATTCATATTTGTCCCGTCATAAAGGTGATTTACAATCATCAAAATCTTATGATGATGGTTGTGGAAAACTTATGTATGATAGTTGGGGTGGGGAACCAGCATTAGCTTGGGCTGAACGTGAAATGAAGAAAGCAACTGAAATGAATGTAATGTTTTCTGCTGATGACTTTATGGGTGATATTACATCTGTGGTATTTCAACCTAATCAAAAAATCTATCGTTATGATGCTGAAACTAATTCACCTTATTGGGTGTTTATGTCCCGTGATACAATTAGACAAATGCTAATGAAGTTCCAACGACTACAACAAACTGGTAAAGTTAAAGGTGGTATTATCAACTACGAACACACGGATTATGTATTTAATCCTGATGATGTTTATTCTTATGAAAACTGGTTGGTTGGGGACAATCCTGAATTGGATAAATCCTATGAATTATTTGGTAGAACATTTGAGCCAGGAACCTGGATGACTACCATTCACTTCAACAACAGAGCAATATTTGACGAGTTCATTTTATCAAATGAAACCAGCGGAATAAGTTTAGAAGGTTTATTCCAAGAAGTTCCATTTAACTTTTTTGATGTTAAAGAACAAGAGTTTATTGAACCTAAACCAGGTCAATCAAAAGACGATTACCTTGCTGAATGTATCCCCTATGCAATTAAAGAAGGTAAAACACAAGAGCAAGCTGCTGGTATGTGTTATGGTATGTGGGAAAATAAAATGTCTGTAGAACAAATGGCAGGAGAAAAAATAAGTTTTGATTATGATGGCACCCTTTCCACTAAAGAAGGTTTTGATAAAGCTAAACAAGAAATTGAAAATGGTAATGAAGTTTATATCATATCTGCAAGGAATGATAAATCGGGTATGTTGGCAACTGCAGATGAATTGGGTATTCCCCACGACAGAGTTTTTGCTACTGGTTCTAATAAGTCAAAAGTAGAAAAGATTATTGAATTAGGTATTAAAAAACACTACGACAATAACCAAGATGTAATTGACGAATTAGGTTCTATCGGTGAAAAGTTCATTACCGAGTATATCCCTTACGATGAATATATTGACGGGGTATGTAATGATTGTTGGGACATGCCAGCAGTTTATGGCTTCAAGCCATACGCTTGGGAAGCGTGTATAAAAGATATGACCGAAAAATATGGTGAAACCGCAGCACCTAAAATCTGTGGAAAAATCAAGGCTGAAAATATGGCTAAACAAACCATAGATGAATTGAAAGAATTACTACAAGAAATTGATAGAACCCTTCCAAAGAAACCATCTATCTTCAGTAAAATAAATGTAAAAAAACTATTTAAGTAAAATGGCAACACCACAATTCACAAACTTCTTATCATCGCTAAACAGCTGTAAGCAACAAGCGATATTCTGGCATAATCAAACTACATCGTTTTCCCAACACAAAGCATTAAACAACTTCTATGATGAAATCTTGGAATTGTTAGATGGGTTGGTTGAAAGTGTTGCGGGGATTTATGATAGACCTATGGGATACACAACCCACGAACCTGAAGATTACAAATCTAAAGAACAAGTAATAGCTTATTTCAAGCAAGTTTATGATTACGTCCAAAGTGAAAGAAAGAATATCTATCAAGAAACTTGGATACAAAATCAGGTTGATGAAATCGCACAACTTGTCGCTGAAACTTTATATCTACTATCTTTAGATTAAACTATATTGATATATCATTTTTATGGTATATTTATGATAAACAATAAACAAAAAAACATTCTTATGAAAAATATTGAATTATTACAAAAAGTAGCTGACCTAGTCGGTTTCAAGTTTTCATCTGTTCCCCATACTTTTGCTGAAGTAGATTTGTTTGATGGTAAAACTATCACAAATGGTGCTTCTGGTGATTTAATGGTAGGTGATAAAATATCACTTAAAAACGATGATAATACGTTAAGCGTTTTAGCTGAAGGTGATTACACTTCTGCTGATGGAATGAAAGTATATTCCGTTGATGCTGATGGTATTTTAATTGAAATCGCAGACGCTCAAAAAGAAGGAACTGAAGATGGTTCTACAACCCAAAATGCACCAGTTGATAGTGTGTCTGCAAAAAGCGACAGCTCACAAATGGAAGCATTAAAAGCTGCTATTCACGACGTATTATTTGCGTTTGAAGCACAATCAAAAGAAATCGCTGACTTGAAAACCGATTTAGAAGATTTCAAGAAATCAGCATCACACGCTCCATTAAACGAAAACAAGATTGTCCCAAGTGCTTTTTCAAGCGACAGAAGATATGAAATCTTGAAAGCGATGAAAGCGGGTAAATAAATAAAAATTAAAAACACAAAAATAAAAAAACCTATTATTATGAAAAACTTAAAAAATCTTAATTTTAATTTTGATACTACAGGTATGGTTGATTACTTAAATGCTAATGCGGATTTGTTATTACACAAAATCGTAATGGATACTATTGAAGCTCAAACATACAAAGTAATTCCAGGCATTAAGTTTGGAGAACTAATCCCTGTATATGAAACAGGAGACATAGATACGATTGCAAATCCAGGAACTTCTTGTGAGTTCAGCGGTGGAACAATCGTTATGGCAGAACGTGAATTGCGTGTATGCCAATACAACATCCAGAAAAACTGGTGTGATGATGAATTGAATAGAACAATTATGTCTATTAGATTATCACCTGGTTCTTACGCACCTAACTTGGCTCCTGCAGTTGAAGAAAGCTTTATGGCAGACATCGCTAAAAAAGCGAACGTATATGCTTCAAGAAGATTTTGGAATGCTGAAGCTGCTACTGATGGTTGTTCTGGTATTATAGAACAATTAAAAAGTCCATCATTAAGTGCAAGTTCTGTTCCAGTAACTTACACAGCGATGACCCCATCTAACGCAGTTGCTGTGAGTGATGCTTACATCTTAAACATCCCTGCTCCATTAAAAGTTATTACAACTATTATGAGCTTGAACCACAACGACTTCCAAGCTTTACAATTAGCGTTAAGAAACCAAAACTTGTATAACTTCAACCCAATTACTTTAGAAAACGGACAAATGGCAATCCAAATCCCTTTCACTAATGTAATTGCTATTTCTTGTGAAATCCAAGCAGGTTATGCAACTATCACTAACCCAGACAACTTTATGTATGGAACTGACTTGTTAAGTGATATTTCTTCACCAATCAGTTGGTATTCTTACGATTTTCAACAAACGAGATTAAAATTGAGTATGAAAATCGGCGGCACAATAGGCTTCGCTTCACAAGTAGTGTTTGCAAAATAATTAAATCAGTAGTTTATATGGTTGTGTGTGTTATTTCATATCACAAAGATATGTAAAATAATTCACACAACCTAATAACAAAAAATAAAAAATTAAAAAAAACATAAAAAATATAATATTATGGCATCTAATTGTATCATAACAAACGGATTAGCTCTACAATCTTGTGTGAATAATGTCCCTGGTTTAGACCAGTTGTTCGTTTTAACTTCTACAGGCTCTTCTTTAGACGCTCAATTCGCTTCTATCACTTATGATGGTGATGGTTATATCACTTCATTTTCAGCTGCTACATCTGGTTTAACTTGGCAACAAATTGACCTTGTAAGAAATAGTAGTGCTGCATTAAATGAAGAAACTTCTGTGAATATCCCTTCACTAGGTTTCACATTTAACACTAAATTGTTATTCACAATCCCTGGTATTTCACAGGTAAATACAAACCTTTATCAACAAATCGTTAAGAACGTCCAGTCATATTTCATCGTGAAATTGAAAACTGGTAAATACTTCTTGGCAGGTGCTGATGGTGGAATGTTTATTGAAACAGCAGGCATAGTTTCGGGTTCGCTTCCAGGAGACGACCAGTTGCTGTCCTTGGCTTTAACTTCTAACGGAACTAGAAGCGTTCCAGAAATGCTAGTAACTACAACCTTGGCTGACTTCGTATCAGGAACAGGTTTTGGTTTATACTACAACAACTAAAAAAACCTTTTTAATGGGGGTCAAAAGCCCCCATTTTTTTTAAGCCTATGCTTGAAGTAATATCAAACATAAAAATAAGGAAGGACAACACGATTGTTCCAATTACAAGATATAAATTGACTTCGTTGCGACTTGATTTATACACATCAATCATTACAATAAAGGTGGAGTTTTACAGAGAAGATAAATACTTATTTCACAGAATATACGAAATGGGAAAAAGTGGGGCAGACACAGATGTAAATGACTTAATCAACCAAGTTCATAATAGAATAACAAATGAAAGTTAAATCACTTTTAACACAATATTTTCAAGGCGAACAAGTGTATAATTACGGGGGACAAGTCCCTGGTATATTATTTCCTGGTACATCACCTTCACCAACCCCATCTATAACACCTACGAATACCCCTACGCCTTCTATTACACCAACTTACACAACCACCCCAACTCCTACAGACCCAAGAGCATGTAGAACATATGAAATTACAATAACAGGCGGTGGTGGTTCATTATACACTTATGTAGATTGTAATGATGGACTAACTAAAAACTTATCAATACCACTATTTCCATATCCACCATTTAATTGGTGTGCTAAACAAAATACAATTACCTATGTAAATGGTGCTGTTGTGGTAATAACGGATATTGGAACTTGTCCTTTACCAAGTCCAACGCCTACGAATACAACTACCCCTACAATCACGCCAACCAATACACCGACAACAACACCACCAATAGTTTATTCAGGTCAATTCTATACGGGTAATACCCAAAGTGATGCTTGTGCCACAACTGGTTCAACAACTACATTATACAGCTCACAACCATTCTTCACAAGCGGACAACAAGTATATTACCAATTACCCTTAACACCAACAAACTACATTCCAATAAACATATATTTGACTAGTGGGGGAACATCTTACATTTATGAATATTTGATGTTAAATCCAGGTTTAGTTGATTTGGGTGCTTGTCCTTCACCTACACCTACGAATACCCCAACGAATACGACTACACCGACAACTACACCTACACAAACGCCTACAATTACCCCTACACCATCTTCAACATCTTCACCAGCTGCCGACCCTGATGCAACGGCTTACTTAAATGCTGTTGTTGCTGCGGGAGGTTCTGTAAGCTCAATCCAAAGTGGAGCAACATATAATTTGTTCGCTCAATTAAAGGCAAATGGTATTTACAACAAATTGCGTGTTTTCTACCCAATGCTAGGTGGAACTTACAATTCTATAAGAATTGAAGCTAAATTACAATCAGCATATTATTTAACCCAAAGTGCTGGATGGACTTATGGTTCAAGTGGGGCAACAACCACATCAAATACAACACATAGTTCTTACTTATCCACCAATTTTAGTGTATCTGGTAATTTAACAAGAGCAAACACTTCATTTAGTTTTTATTGGATAAATAACTATGGATATACACCAAGCAACGATAAATATTGGGCTGGAGCTTATACAGGACAATATAATATGTGGGCTAATAATCCATATAGTCCAACTACTTGGCAAGTTATAGGATACTTAAATGGAAGTGATTTACAATCATTTGACCCTACCACAATAGGTATAAATCCTAGTGCTGGTTGTTATTTCACTAATAATGAAATAAATACTGGTGGTGATTTTATCACATCACAAATAAATGGTATTCCAATTACACCAGCAAAAAGTATAAATGGTGGAAGTAATTTACCGAATGCTGATTTTTATTTAGGTAATTTATCATTAAATAATTCACCTTACCAGGGTATTCCAGGAACCTATTGTTTCTTGCATCTTGGTGATGGTTTAACACAAATAGAACAGGGATATTTGGCAGCTATTGTAAATCAATATCAAGTTGATTGTGGTAGAAATGTTTATTAAAAAATAAGATATGATATACATTCAACAAGAACAAACGAATAACATTTTTGTAAATGTGTCGCAATACAAGACAGGAAACTATGGTGCGAACCCTAGATATTTATGGCGTTTGCAAAATAGTCAGGGAAAAAATATCATATCATTCTATCCCGAAAATGCCACATCTACATATCCATCTATGTATGCTAATCGTTATGATGTATTCAGTTTTGATACATTCAAGGGATTACCAGTCAATTTGGATTATACAGGTGGGACGCCTTGTAATCTACATTTAGAAAACGAAAACCAGTATTGGTTGGGTGTATATGAAATGCCACCTAATTCACATTCTTTAACCCCTTCTGCTGATAAAGTCCTGACTTCGTTGGCATTTATATTCGTTGCAAAAGATAATGTCTTCTACACAGGAAACACCCTTAATTTTGACCCGAATGTGATTTACTACAAATCATAACCCTTTTACTTATATTTATACTATATGGACTTAAAAAATAAACCAGAACCAAAGATACATTCGTTTAATATTGATTACTTAATCAATAGATTAGACACCCGTGAAAATAGGGAAGCAACCATTAGGTCAAAGCCTTGGGTATTATGGGGTGAAAAGAATGACTACCCACAATTCTTATTACAGGTGAAAGAACATTCCCCTGTTATGTCGGTATGTATTGATGCCAAAACCAATATGGCAATCGGTGAAGGTTGTGAAATTGAAGGGTTAGGAAATGTATTGGTAAATCGCTATGAAACAATCACGGAACTATATTACAAATTGTTCTATGATGTTTGGTTATTTGGTGGTTTCACCATAGAAGTAATACCTTCAAGGGACGGAAGTAGAATTGAAAGTATCTATCATATTCCTTTCCAAAATATCCGTATCGGTAAAGGTGAAGGAGACAAACACGATGAAGAATTGGATTGGTTCTATCACTGCGATGACTGGCAAAATCTAGGTCAAAACAGAGTTATTACCAAGTTTCACGGATTAGACCTTGAAAGAAGGGATGCGAGACAATTATACTATTGGAAGAATTATACCCCTACAACGAACAGACATTACCCTTTAACACCATATCAAAGTGGTATTGATGCTTGTGTATTAGAAGGTGAAATATTCCAATTCCACAAGACCAATTTAGCAGCATCACTAATGCCAAACTTATTCGTTAGTTTGATTGGAGACCCTACCCCTGAAGAAAAGTTAGAAACTTATGAAGAATTGGTTAGGTCATATCAAGGTAAGAACGGACAAAAACTAATGTTGGCTTTCAGTAATTCAGCTGACGAAAGACCAGTCATAGAAGCCATTAGCAATAATGGTAATGATACATTCTATACGGAAGTATTGAATATGTGTATCCAAAGTATCCTTACGGCACAACAAGTGTCGTCCCCCTTATTGATTGGTATTCAAGGATTTAGTAGTAATCCATTCAGTCAAAATGCTGATGAATTACAAGTAGCTTGGAAGCATATGATGGAAATTGTAATTAAACCGATGATAAAGAAAGTAAATATGGGTCTTGAAGGTATTTTAGCGTTGAAGTATGATAGACCTGTTAAGATAATAAACAACCTTAAAACACCTGAACTATAATGATGATTTATTGGATTGACGAAAGTTATGTTCGTGATAATTTACCTGTTGAATATTCCCTATTAAGTGGGAATATCTTACCAGCTTTACAACAAGCTCATTTCATAAATGCTCGTGATATATTGGGTGATAGATTGTTTGATAAGATAAATGAACTTATCATCACGAATACTATGGACGACCCTGCTAATGAAAGATTTAAGTTCTTGTTAGACCAGTATATGCAGAATGTGGTTCTTTACTGGACGCAGGTTTATTTGACTACCAACCTACTTGCAAAGTATGCAAACAGAGGGGTGCAAAGTGAAAGTGGTGAGTTCAGCACCAACGCTGATTTAAGTGTTTGGAGAACCCTTAAGAACGAGTTTAGTGATTTGGCGACATATTATTCCCAACGTGCTAATGATTGGTTATTTTGGAACCAGAACTTCTATGTTCCATATTACACATATATGGTTGCTAATGGTCTTCAACCTGCTAATCCCCGTGAGAAGTTTAGAAATGGTGGAGTAGTATTAGGAGCTAGAAGAAGATTTAGCTGGAACAATCAATGCTGCTACTAATTTAACCAACCCCAAGATTTACCTTTTTTAATACCATAGATTGCTCCTGTAGTTGTTGAAAAGTCCTTGGCTATATCAATACACCTTTCACCAGTAGATAATCGTTTCTTGATGGTTTTAACATCGTTTTCAGTCAATTTAGATTTACCATTACCACTTCCTTTTTGCGGTTTATGTAATCCTGTCTTATTTGCGTGTTTTATATTTTCTTCTTGATTTACCCATTCCAAATTGGAATAATGATTATTTGTTTTACAACCATCAATATGATTGATATTAGGTAAGTTATTTGGATTAGGAATAAAAGCCATAGCAACTAAACGATGTAGTCGTATAGTTTGTCTATCTGTCCTTGAATAAAAAAATGAAAATGCATAGTATCCATTATTCAACACTTTTGATAAATGCTTACCAGTATTATCATTTCTAATATTACCAAAATTACTAATTGAATAATTTGGGTGATTTTGTATTTGTTTCCACACTTCTTTTTCCATACTACAAAGATAGATATTTATTATTATATTACAAAACAAATGTATCTACCAATATACAATAGGGGTGAAAGCACCGCAGGTTATGTATCACGTTGTTCTAGCACAAGTGATATGATTAAAAATATCAGTAGCAATCAAGTTAGGGTTGCAATCTGTAGGGAGCACGTAGAACAAATTAGAAGTGCTATGAAACAACCCTTCAGTCAAGAAGAACCTAAAAGAAAATTAGGTCAAAAAAAATAGTTTCATTCTATTGAGTTTTTCGTTTTTTACAATATATTTATTATTGTATCTAAATCATATTGCAGTTTATAGTGCCGACACCTTTAACGGATATGAGCCGAAGATAGTAATAACCATAATGGGACTATGGTGAAGCAATGTCGTTAAACGCTTCTAAACTTTAATTCACAAGATTATTGGAACGGACAACTAAATTATTGAATTGGTTTCGGTTCTTTTTGGGGGCTTTTTCTTGCCGACACCTTTTTTTCTACCAAGATAGTATATTAGTTTGTTTGTTATTTTAATTTCATTTATACTTGTAATATGAAAGATTTAACTAATATCCCAAAGAAATATCATTCCGTATTCACTACTGACTGGAATAAAGGTAATGAAAGTAAAATGACTTCATTAGATAGAATGGAAATGAATAATTTGTTTCTTGAATATAACAGATGGGAAGTCAAAAAAATGATTGATAGTAAGAAACCAGTTCAAGAAAATATTATTATTGGATTTGTTAAAGATTGAGTTTTTTTTAATTTATCTTATATTTATATGTATTGGGGGAAGCATTTTTTTTTTACTATAAGTAAGTCCCATTATCTTATAGTGTTTTGTTCTAATATTCTATTCAGGTCATCGTCTTCCCCCTTTTTTAATTTTACCTAATATGCAACAACACGAGTTTATTGTAAGACGAAAAAGAATTGATGAAAATGGGGAATGGGAATACGAGTGTGGTAATTGTATGTTGTGGATGCCAAAGAATAAGTTTCGTGGTTGTTTAAGATATATTGATGCTTATGGTAATTGTTTGATGTGTAGTTCTTGTAGAGCAAAGAAAGCTCACGCAACAAGGGAAGGTGTTGTTGAAAAAGCCATCAACGAAATATTGATAGATATGGGTTATGACCCCTATTCCAAAACACCAGTATGGAAACAATTTAATAAACGACACGGACTAAAGTGATATTTATAGTTTATGAACGACAATTTAATTTTAATAGTATCCAACGCTTTAACAGGTATTGCCACGTATATTGTATCTAAAAGACAGAAACAAGCAGAACTTGAAAATAGTGTATTACGTAATGTGGAACTGGCAGTCAATATCTACAAGAGCTTGATTGACGACCTGAAACAAGAAATACATTCATTAAACCTTAAGATACAAGATTTAGAAAAGAAGGTTGATGATTTGATGATAGAAAACAAGAAGTTGAAAACCAAATATACGACTGGTATTAAACCAGATAATATTAGAGGATTGAAACCTAAAAAAGAAGTTGATGGAGAAAAGTTGGATTGATGATATTGAAGCAGAACAACTATTCAAGTTAAGTAAAGAAGAACAACGACAAGTAATTGAAAATGGGGTTGATTTAATACTTCAACAAGTTATTTTAACTAGTGAATTGACTAGTAGGTCAAGGGCAAGAATATTAAATGAATTATTATATGGTCTTGATTTACGAATAGAATACCTAACAGAAACAGAAGAATATGAAACTTGCCATTACCTAAATGAAATTAAATGGTGTATTCATTCAAGATTAAATAAAAACGAAATATAAGATGTGTAGTTGCAAACAAACCCCATTACAGAAAGTAGAAATGCGTTTAGCAGTTAAAGGGTGGGATAGACTGGCTTTAAGTGAATTGAAGTTGATAGACGAGTTCATATTTAGTAAATTGGGTATGTCCCCTAACGGACAAGAAGAAAGAACAATAATGTATGGACGAGCAAAACAAGCCTAAAAGAAATTATGTTTATTCAAGGGAGCCCAAGAATAGACATACCACGATTACAAAACAAAATTGTATCGTTAAAAGATTAGCCGAAGGTAAATCGGTAGTTCAAGCCTGTAAAGATTGTGGGACTACGGAAGTTTCTTACTACAGATGGAAGAAATACGACGAGGAGTTCAAGCAGAAGATTGAAGAATATTTCCAAATAGAGTTAGAACAGGCGGAAGAAATATTAAAACAATCTTTAAGGGACAATCCCAACTTGCTACAATTCTTCTTAAAACATAGACACCCCGAATACAAGGTTAAACAATCCATAGAGTTAAACCACACGGGACTTGAAAAAATAGAAGTTAAGGTTATATTACCTAACAATTACCAAGATACATCACAGGAAGACCCAGAAGTTCTATAACGCCATTATTATTTGGGGTCGTGTTGTAGGGGAAAGTGTAAAAACTTTCCCTTTTTTTATGCTTTTATTTTGGCAGTATGAAAATAAGTTGTATCTTCGTGTTATGAAAGTAATAGAAACAAATATGAACGATGGGATTGATTTAATCCACGAATGGTCTTCAGTTGAAGAAGCACTTAAAAGCGGAAGATTTGATTATGTATATCAAATGTGGTGTGATGAATATGATGATGAAATGGAAGAATATGATATTAAAAATGAAGATGACCTATTCAACTTCTTTAGAAAAGAATGTGATGGTGTTGAAGATTTTATTGAAAAAATATCTTACCCATTTTATTTGGCAGAATAAAATATTATTCATAACTTTGTAAAACAATTAAAAACACACACACTATGGAAAACATTAAAAAACTTTACATCAAAGAAAACGGAACACCAATTTACACCCACTACAACGGAAGCTGGAATGTTATGAAAATGGAAACCACCGATGGTTTGGACTATTCTTATAGCATTAGTGAAATGATTGACGATAGTTTGTATCAATACGAAGAAGAAAATGGTGAATTGAATGGTGATGACTACGACCAATTTGTTGCAAATGAATTAGAATACATTGCTGAATGTTGTGGTTGGGAATTGGTAAGGGCTGATTGGTTTTTGCAAAAAGAAAGTCAGTTGAACTACCTACATGCAGAAATGATGAATACTAATTGTGTATGTGATTACATCTTCAACGGAGCAGAAAAACCACACTTCACAAAGATTTGGCAACAAGTAAGCGAAGGAAACAATCGTTATACTATGGAAGAAATACACAAAATTATCTATGAATATAATAATACTACAGAGTTCGCATTCATTATGGATTTGGATAAAAAGTTTTATGATAAGGTAGAGAAGATGAAAGCGAATGTAGAAACTAATGATACTGAAAAACTTTGGGATATTTTTCTAAATAATTTGGCAGATTAAAATAAAAGACATACCTTTGTAAAACAATTTACAATATAACCAAAGTTTAATATATTTATAGATATGGGAACAAAAGCAACATTTAAGATTTACAACGATGGTAAGTTCGTTATTGGTTCGTGGATTAAATACGATGGGGGTGTAAGTGAAACATCTGTATTCCCCAACTTCTTGAAGAACCTGAAATATGACTTGGATAAGAAATCATTTTACGACTATATCAACAAGTTCGTAAATGATGGTAAGTTCGGTAGTATGTTTGGTGATAAGAAAAAACCTTTCATCAACCAAATCAACGATGAAGGTATGACTAGTCCTGATGTGTTATTTTGGGATACTTCTATGAGTGATAAGAAGTTGATGGAAAATTACATTTGGGGTGAATATACTTACGAAGTTCGTTTTACCAAAAAAGTAATCAACATCAAGATAAACTATAATGGAGCTGAAAAAGTATTTTATATGAAGAGGGATTTTGGGACTGGTTCTATTATTGGAACTATCAACGAAGTTCAAGATTGGGTAGATGATATTGAATACGGATTAAACGATTGTGATTGTAAAGAACATTAAACTTAAAATATAAAAAAACAAAACTATGATTGGCGCTTGGAAACTTACACCCGAAGATGTGGTGGAAATCAAAAACTTGTTCGCAACGACGAACTTATCAAATCAGGAAATTGCTGACCAGTATGGTGTAGCAAGGGAACACATTAGTCATATCCGTTTGGGTAGAAGATGGAACACAGAAAACCATTCGTTTCTTATGAAGGAAGAAATAGAAAAAAAGAAACCAGAAAACTTTATCATTTTACATATTTTAGATGTAGAGACCTGTGAAGTAATTACGGCAATCCATTTATCACCTGATAAACTTGTAGCTCTAAATGATTACATTACAGAATGTTATATCAACGAAAGCGGAGGAATGACTTTAATTTTAGAAATCTTCGCATAGTCAGTTGATTATATTGTAAAACTAAACTATATTTGTAAAAGAAAACGATGAATGGATAGGAAAGCTTCATTTAATAATGATGGGAGATTTGATATTAAAACCGAACCAAAGTTCTTAAATGGGACGATGATGGAACTTCTTTCTTGGGATATACTTTCACAACCCGATATGACTTTTGAGGTTAAAAGTGAAAACAAGAATAAGTGGGGATTGACTGGAAATGTTTTTATTGAGTTCCAACAACTAAAAGGAAACGAATGGGTGGCAAGTGGAATATCAATAACCGAAAGTGATTATTGGGTTATTGTCTTAAAAGATTATGATAATGAAAAAATTGAAAGCATAATCATCACCCCAACCCACAACTTAAAGAAACGAATTAAAAGGTTGTATAGAGCTGGTAAAATAAGTATTGAAGGAAAACCCAAGACGAAAGATGGAACAGCAACAAAAGGTTATATCGTCCCAATCCAACATCTTTTTCTATACGATACGGAGTTTGAGGAAGACAGAAATATTAGAGTAAAAAAAGCATTAGAAGACAAAAAAACTAAAAACAAATAATAATGGCACAAAGTAAAGAAAGACAAATCGCAGCACAGAGTTCGTTGAAACTTGTGAATGAATGGGCTAATTCCTGTGGGAAATGCTTAACAATTAAAGACCTGGTGGGTATATCGGTCGTAATCGTAGATTATGTGGAAAATGGTTATTCCGCAGAATTGGGAAAACGATTGGAAGCAATCCAAGACCATATAGACAACAGGAAATAAAGATATACCAAGTAGAAAGGTAAATGGTTCATATTTGGTTGTTTGCTAATAACCCCATCTTTAATACAGGTGGGGTTTATTTTTTACAACATAAACCTATATTTATTATTATCGTAATCCCCATTACGATGTATTCTGGGGATTGTGGGACATTTTCGGTATGGAAATTAAAGTATCAACATTATATTTGGATATAGACAAAGCGGTCAAGGAAGGTAAAAGACATATCTTCTTGCGTGGGTCATCAAGAAGTGGGAAGACATACCAAACCATTTCATATCTAATCTTATACATTTTACAGAACCCCAACACAACAATCACAATCGTTAGGGACACATTAGTATCAATCCGTAATTCAGTCCTAATTGACTTTCAAGAAGTAATGAACCAAATGGGTTTATACAACCCCGAACTATTCAACAAGAGTGAAGTGGTTTATAGATTTGATAATGGTTCGTTAGTTAGGTTCTTGGGAGCAGATGATGGTAGTGGTAAGCTTCGCGGAATGAAACAAGATATAGTTTTCATAAATGAAATCACATCAGTTAGTCAAGAAGCATTTATTCAGTTAGACATTAGGACAAATAGATTTATCATAGCCGATTACAACCCATCTGCAAGTGAAGATTGGTATGTGTATGACTTGGAAGAAATCCCCAACAATAAACTTATTATTTCAACCTACAAACAGAACCCCTTTTTAGATGACCGAATTGTTAAATCTATTGAAGGTCTTAAGGATATTGACCCCGAAATGTATGAAGTGTATGCATTAGGTAAGAAGATTAAACCCCGTGAAACAATCTTTATCAACTGGGAAGTGGTTAAAGAAGCACCAAGATATTCCAAAATGTTAGGTGTAGGAATTGACTGGGGATATTCCAACGATGAATGTGCTTGTGTATGGGGACTTATCAACGAACCTGATAATGTAATCTACCTTAAGGAAGTATTCTATGAAAAGGGATTGTCTAGTGATGATATATTGTTTAAGATGAAAGAAGGGGGATTACAAAAGACATTTGAGGTCATCTGTGATAGTAGTGAGCCCCGAATGATTGACGAGATTAAGAAGGGTGGTTATTCACGAGCAAGGGGTGTTAAGAAGGAAGCAGGGTCAGTCCTGTATGGTATTACTGAAATGAAGAAATACAAAATACAGATTGACGAAAGCTCCACCAACCTTATAGAAGAAATAAAGAACTATAAATGGTTCAAGGACAGGTCGGGGAACATCACCAGTAAGACCACAGGACGAGACCACTTATTAGACGCCGCACGTTATTTAATCACCGAAATGACGTATAAACCAAAGGTGAAATATAGTTTTATGTAATATGATAGATTTAAGATTAGGGGATTGTTTTGATTTGATAAAAGAACTACCCGATAATTCAGTTGATTTGGTAATAACATCACCACCATATTCCAATATCTTATCTTATGGTAAGAATGTATCAATTAAAAAACCTGATGAATATGTGGATTGGATACTACCATTATTTACAGAAATACATAGGGTATTAAAACCATCTGGTTCTTTTATATTGAATATAAATGATAATTGTGAAAACGGATACAGAAGCACTTATGTCTTTGATTTGATTTCAAGGAACAATAAAGAAACCCCATTAAAGTTATATGATGTTTTGACTTGGTATAAAAAAAATGGATTACCGAATGGAAGTAGAAAAAGATTTAGAAACCAAACTGAATATCTATTTCATTTTTGTAAGGACGCTAAACAGATGAAGTTTTATATGGATAGGGTATTAGAAGAACCAACAGAAACCACAAAAAAAAGATATGAAACCCCCAAGTATAATAGTCAGGGTGAAGTGATTGATGGGGTTAGGAATAGAAAGAAAGAAGTATGGGTTAGAAGAACAAGTATGAAGGTTGATGAAAATGGTGTTAAAGACCCAGATTTAGTTAGAAGGGAAGTCCCTGAATTAGTCCGTCCTGATAATGTGTTTAGGTTTCCAACAGCATCAGCATCAAGGGATAATGAAGTAAGACATCCAGCACCATTCCATAAAGATTTACCCACATATTTTATCAACTTACTAACAGACGAAGGGGATACTATCCTTGATGTATTTTCGGGAATTGGAACTACTGGATTAGGTTGTGTGAATAGAAACTACATAGGGTTTGAGTTAAACCCAGTTTATTTAGAATATAGTAAAAAAAGATTAGATTATGAAAAAGACATCTAGTATATCCAAAAAAATTGAACGGAAGAAAATATCAAGACCAGGTATTCATTCCAAGAACAAAAGCTCAAAGCTAAAAGGGTCAAAGAATTATCTTAAAAAATACAGAGGACAAGGAAAATGAAAGTAAAAAGAAACGGGAAGGAACTTGTATATGATTACAAGACATTATTTCTACACGGAAAACACCACAAGAAACTTAAAGATTTAAGTGATAAAGAACAAGTCCCTATGGGGAAACTAATTAGTAAATTGATAGACCATTATGAAAGTCGTATTAGATAAAAAAGAATATGAAGTTAAACCTATCAGTATAGAACATTATATTCTATTGCGTGATAATAAGGACATCAAGGACTTCCAACTAATCCATTTACTTACGGGAGCTCCATTAGAAGAAATTAAACAAGCCCCCTTCGCTGATGTGAAGTTTGTTGCAAGTATGTTGATGCAAGAATGGGGTGAAGTAGAAGAAGTAGCACCATTAGATTTGGTAATAGAGTTCAACAAGAAAAAGTATGGACTGATTAAACCATCAAGTATGTCTTATGAAGAATGGATAAACCTTGAAGTGTTTATGGCTGAAAGTCCATTAGATATGGTGAAGCTTGCAACCCATCTTTACAAACCATTAGCAAACGATAAGATTGGGGTGGAAAGGGAACTAATCCCATATTCATTAGACGAGTGTATGTCCCGTCAAACTGAAATGGCAAAGCTTCCAATTAGAACATTCTTTTCAGCCCTTTTTTTTTTAGGAACTTTCGCGACCAAACTTACAGAAGCTTCCCTATCATCTATGGAGACGAGGCTGATAGAGAAGCAGAAAAGAGAAGAAGCAAAACCAAAGATACTACACCAGAAGAAGTCAAACAAAGCGTAGTTGATTTTTATTACCAATCTTTAATGATGTGCGCTCAAGACGATATACTAAAAGTAAATCCAATTCTTAAACTTGATTTGTATGAAGTATTGGGGTATTTATCATATAGGTTAGACAAAGCACACAAAGAAAACCAAAGAAACCAAAAAGCAATCCAATAATGACTATAAAAGATTTTATTAAACTATTCGCCTACTTTACGGCACAACACCCAATCTTAAGAACATTTAGTTGGGGTAATTTGGCGGATTATTCCCGTGATGATTATATCACAGAATACCCTGCGATGCACGTTGTTCCCCAACCATCGCTAGTTGAAAGAACATATGCGAACTTCAACTTCACAATTCTATTCTATGACTTGTTAAATGAATATGTAGATGGAGACCCAATCAGGTCAAACCAATTAGATAGTATGGGTCTTACCGAAACTATCTTAAATGACTTCTATGCATTCTTTACCAATCAACTTACGAACTATGGTTTCTTTCTAACTACAAGTGTGAATTACACCCCTTTCGTTGATAGGTTCAAGGAAGATGTATGTGGTGTTGAAGCAGTCATTACAATCACCGCAGAACAAACTGCTTGTATTCCCCCATTTGTAAATGAAAATGGTTTCTTGTTATATGAAAATGGGAACACGATGACTAGTGAAGATTGTGAAGTGGTTAGTTATGCTTCCCCTTCTTGTCCTAATGAAACCATCGGTCAATTACCAATCTTTACAGGTGATTACACAGGGGGTTGGGTTGTGTTTAATAATTCAGGTAATACAATAACTTACAGAATAAATGTAGATGACCTTAAAGGTAATTCAGGAAGTTCAGGAACAAGTGGAACATCAGGCAGTTCAGGAACTTCTGGTATAGATGGGACTTCGGGCTCATCAGGAACAAGTGGGTCTTCTGGCACATCTGGAAGTGGGGGCACTAGTGGCTCATCAGGAACTTCGGGCTCAAGTGGAACATCGGGGACTTCTGGTAGTTCAGGGACTTCGGGCGTTTCAGGTTCGTCTGGAACTTCGGGCTCAAGTGGCACATCGGGAAGTTCAGGCACAAGTGGAACAAATGGTTCAAGCGGAACTAGTGGGTCATCAGGAACTAGCGGTAGTTCAGGAACAAGTGGTTCTAGTGGAACAAGTGGCACATCAGGAACTAATGGTAGTTCGGGGACTTCAGGTAGTTCTGGTGTTTCAGGTTCTTCTGGAACTTCGGGCTCAAGTGGGACTTCTGGTAGTTCAGGGACTTCGGGTAGTTCTGGTGTTTCAGGTTCGTCTGGAACTTCGGGCTCAAGTGGAACATCGGGAACTGGTGTATCGGGAACAGATGGTTCATCAGGTAGTTCAGGAACTAGTGGTAGTTCGGGAACGAGTGGAACAGGTATTTCGGGAAGTTCAGGAACATCAGGTTCAAGTGGAGCTTCAGGTAGTTCGGGAACTTCGGGCTCATCAGGAATTAGTGGTTCATCTGGCACATCAGGAACTAATGGTAGTTCGGGAACATCGGGAAGTAGTGGAACAAGTGGGTCATCAGGAACTTCGGGAACGAATGGTTCAAGTGGAACATCAGGAACTTCGGGAACGAATGGTTCAAGTGGAACATCAGGAACTAGTGGCGGAACAGGTAGTTCAGGAACATCGGGAAGTAGTGGAACAAGTGGAATAAACGGAATAAACGCAAATGCTGGTGGCGGTGGTGGAACTAGAATTGCCCCACCAACAAGTTCTTGGATTACAACTACTTTAATAAGTGGTGTTTCAAGTTTGGTGGCTTCATTAGGTTTTACTACGAATATTATTTATTTATTACCATATGTTCCACAAAGGTCTTTTTCATATACGGGTTTGAGTATAAATGTTGTTGGTAATGTCGCTTCTACGAATATTAAAATACTTGTTTATGATGACTTAAATGGATTACCAAACAATAACATAATAACTTCAAGTTCATTATCAAAAGCAACTACAGGATTAAAAACTTATTCTGTATCAGGGACTTTTAGTGCAGGAACGCAATATTGGTTTGGTGTAATAAACGATACATCAACGGG